ATGGGTATGACTGCTGCGGCGAATATAGCAGTCAAGCCTACAACACTGTACCAAGCCGCTATGCCGCTCAATAATAGCGCGGTAATTAGTGCTAAGGTGCTGAGGCTAAATATCTTCCTAAATAATGTTGGCATTATAATATTTATAGTAAATTAAACCTATATAAACGTATATTATTGTCTAGGTTCGGGTGGCTCGCCCTCTCCAAACAAGTATCCGTATGTACCTATAAATTCTGTCAATTCCATTACGAGTTTACGTGGTATACCCGGACCTTGATGAACAAGGTATGTTACCAAGTGTGTATCTTCGTCACGCGACTTTATCTGAAAGATTTCTAAACTATCTCCGTCAGCAAATACAAACTTTTGACCAACTAAATCTTGTCTCAATTAAATAGCTCCTCGTCGCTATCGTAGCCATCTTCACCTACAATTTCATAACTCATTTCATATCCGCCTTTACGATCACTAAACCAATCATCGTATCGGTCATAATTATAATTTTCTGCGAATTCTACAAAAGCATCCAATTCTTCATCACTAGGCGCATCACCAATTGGTTGGGCATCCCAATCAATAGTTTCGTTCATGTGGCTAACAATTTCTCTAAACCGTTCAATGCTGCCAAACTTTTCAATAATATCCTCATCGGGAATGTCATAAGTGAAATGACTATGAACAGTATGATATTCAATCTTTTTAAAAAGCATTATATTCTCCTAGTAAATTTGCCAATCTATAATCTTATCACATAATTTTACTTGATCTACAACTTCTTGTAAAGACTTTGACGTAACAAGTTTACCCAATGGTATATATCCAAATGCCATTTTAGGATCATCAAATCCTATGACCTGTTTTAATGTGCTACTCTCATAAAATTTATGAAAATGTGGTTTCATTTGATCATTCGTAAAGTTGTCTGTATAAAATCTTAATGTATGAAATGTACTTATGTCACGTTGCGGGACTATTTGTTCGGGAGGGCAATTAATGTCTCTCGCAGAAAATAGTTCATATGGGTGTCTACCTACGTGACAATAATGCAAACATAATTCTCCGAACACCCTATTAACTTTAAACAAACTATAATCATTATCTTCTAATGGTACACGATTGGGTATGTCCGGGCATATTAGTAGATGCGGGAATTTGGGTTTAACATTTTTTGCTAGTGTTTCTATTTCATGTATCAGATCATTGTATTCTGCTAATTGTCTCAACCGTGTAGTATCAGACTCATTCTTTTCTTGTTCAGGAAAGTGTATATGAAATTTATTAGCAGAACCTTGATGGTCTTTATGATTCCACTTTGATTTAATTTTATTAGACTCTGGCAACCATTGATTTAATAGGTCAACTAATTCTAATAATTTAGACACTTTGAGTGGCAATAAAGATTTATCAAAGTCACACCATGGATTTAAATTAGTCCTTAATTGATTTGCTGTAGCAGAAAGCATAAGACCTGCCCATACTTGAGCAGGTCTATGTTGTTCTAATTTATAGGTTAAGGTTACTGTATCAGTACCTTGTAATGTTATGTCGTAATATTGGTACACGCATTACTTATCGTCACGAAACCTTACGAATCGTGGGAAACGCAAACTATAACTACCGTCTTGGTTCTGCGTTATGGCATCGGCAAGGACTTCGGCAGTCCGTCCAATAACCACTTTAGAATTAGTCCAGTAGTCGTCGCGGTCAGTATCGCTATAACCACTCCCCACATTAACACGAATAGTTTTTCCATCGTCTACGCCTTCGCAAACTAGAGCACCAAGACGGCCTTCATTCCTTCCCGTGCCCTCTTCTATATTTACTACAGTCAAATCAACAGTAATAGTAGGCTTCCACTTCATCCAACTTGTGTTACGCTTACACTCATAAGGTGCGTTCAGTTCTTTGATCATGATACCTTCAAAGCCTGCGACAACCATATCGTTAGCATAACGCTTGAGTTGGTTCTGACCTTCCATACTGTCAAGATCAACCTTGATATGCGGAAGCAATTCTACGTTGGGCATGTCGTCAATGATAGGACGCAACTTTTCAAGTATGTCAATACGCTTGTGTAGTTGTGCGTTCCAGAAACCTCGTCCCCAATCATCACTGGGAATAATATCAAAGACATTGAACACGCTATCAGTAGCATTGACATCTTCTTTGCGACGAGCCTGACGCATCAACTCTTGAAATGTACGACCAGTGACTTCACCATCAAGCCAAAAGCCATACTTCAATGTGCGATCACCATTGGCAGCAACCATCTTATGAAAATGTTTTTGAACCTGCTCTTGGATATGCGAAAAGTTTTCAAACACTTTGCCATTGCGACTATAGCAAACACTATGTGCAGATCCAGTTACGTGTAACAATACACGCACACCATCAAGTTTAGGCTCAAGACGTTTGATGCCACTCATCTCTGGACGACCTTCGCAATTAGTTGCTAACTGACAACCAAAGATAGGAATTTCATATCTACTACCCTTGACAACTTTGTTGAATGTCTTGTCACTAATACCCGCACGAAGGTCCTTGCGAATGACATTACGGCAAAAGTTATTCCATTCGTCACTATCAAATCGTTCAGCCATAGCCTGTACACTATCACGGGCGTCGTTCCCAGTAAGGTCGCGATTTTGTAGATATCCTAGTAGTTCATTGAAATCATCCCATGGATTATCGCGACCAGTAATGCCTTCAGTGACCTCGGGCACTTGTCGCAAACCAAACGTGATGTAGGGATTGTAGGCAACATGAACAAAATGTAAAAACTTTTTACAACTCTCATTTTCAAGTGTAGCCATTTCATAAGCCTGCTTGATGACATCCTCTTTGTGAAGGCGGCTGTCACTCTCATTCAACTTATGAATCCAATATGCCATGCTCATCGTTGTAACTCCATCCACATAAGAATTTTGTCAATTGTTTCGCATATCTCGGGGTAGTTACTACGCTTATCATAGTTGCCCCACATTTTTACAAATCCAGCCTTGACCTTACGATTTTTATAACTATCAATACGGTTTGGTTGCCAACCCACTTGATACTTATATCCCTTACTAGGACTACCATTGATCAGTATCACGGTATCAATATTTGTGAATCTATGCGTATGATCCCATTCATAACGATAATGAGTACAGTAAGCAGCCCAGACACGACCATCAGGGTGTACACAAAAGTACCGAAAGTCGCTAGGAACATCGTAAACGATGCCTAAATATTTTGTCTTGTGGCGTTTGACATGAATAGCCTGCTCTACGATCTTATTGATATCTACCATATTATGCCTTCAGCATTTCCCAAAACAAATGTTTCTCAACTTGCTCTCTTACTTTAGCAAATTGTTTAGACTTATACAAGTCCGATTTGTCCATATAATCTAATTCTGCTACGGCCCTATATCTGTATAAACTACATTCCAAATACTGTATAGTTTTACAACGCAACTTACCATTGCGTCTACCATATAATATCAAGGCCTTTTGTTGAAACAGTAAATCGGGATTTATTTCCTTATCGCAGGGCACTTCAACAATAGCATACACATTGTCACTATTGCCGCGATCCTGATGACCTAGAAAATATATTTTGTTCATATCAAACTAGTGTCTTTAGTGTATCCACGACAGTCTGTAATGCCTGTGCGATTCGCACAAGACCAACTTCACCGATAAGAATACCAACAACAATACCTGCTAAAAATCTCATTATGAGTACCTCAATACAAACATAGTATACAACTTTTCATCGCCAAATTCAAGATAATCTCTAACATACTTACTCAAGACATATCGGGCTTTATAAGGCTCTAAAAATTTCTGTATTCTAAACAATGGAACTTCTTCATAAGAAAATTCTTGTAACTCGTCTATAAAGTTTTGCCAATATACAGGACAATTGCAATAACTTTTTTCTAAATTTACAACAATCATAAAATCTTTACACGATTCAACTGAGTCTGATTATTATCTTGACGCTTGACAGTACCAACAATGTTCAACACACTGCCTATAGTTACTTCCTCTTTGTAACTGAAAAACACAGCCTGGTCGCTTGATGTAATACCTGTGATAAAGTATGTAAACCATTTCTGACTATACACACACTTCAACACTTCAACCTGTGCTTTGATACGTTCACCAACAGTACCGATATAGCCACCTTGACTAAACTTTACTCGTCGTTCACGCTCATCACGCTCAATACCAATCAAATAACTATTTGGCACACTTGCTAGTGTAGCAACATCATAGCCCTCTGTCACTGTTTCTTTTTGTAACAATGCTAGAATATTACGCTCAAAGTTATTCATGTATTCGCCAGTAAGCAACTTGAATGTCTTACCGTTCCAATATGATCGTACCTTTTCTGCCATATCACGATCAACATCTGTAATATGTTCAGGCTGTTCAATATATGTTTCTGTCAACTCACGATTAGTGACATATTCTACAACTGTACCATCGTCGTTGATGAATTCGTTTTTCTCAATATCGTATTTGATATATTTGTTATCGTTGACACGTAACGCTGCACATGCCGCACTCAACACCAGCATAGTGTCATATTGTTTGCGAACTTTTGATTTGCGTGACATATTACTTGACTCGGTAGATGATGCCCTGATTCGTCAACACTTTTTCGATACCCTCGATAGCCCACTCATTCTCACGCTCACGCAAAGTCTTACGATCTTTAATATTAGCATTGCTAACTTTCACGCGAATGTGACGCTTGGTGTAATCAAGCGTCAACTCTTTGTAAGAGTACAGCAAACTGAGGGCCAACTTAATTTGTTCACCACGCAATTTCTGTTTGTCAGTAAAACGACTAGCATTGATCGCGCTACGCATTTTAGCATCACGCGCTGCGAACCAAGCAAAACGACCCGCGTCAACGTGTTCAGTTTCAGTTGTTTTCATTACAATCGTTTTCACAACTCGTCTCCGTTTATCGACTATAGATATATTATGCGCCCAAACGTACCCAAAGTCAACAGGAAAAAGGCGTTATAAATCAATGACTTACAACGCCTGAAAAACTGTAATAAAATCAATAACTTAGCGTAGCCAACCTATACGTAATCCCAGTGCTTTTCTACGCTCATATTCTTGTACTGACCCAGGGTAGCGAATAGCCCAGATCATCCAAAAAGTCATGAACAATCCTACCCCTAGACAGAGTTTCCAATTCTGTGTAGTGACGATTAGAATGATCAGACTGAACACCATGCTAATGAACATAATCCATTTGACCTTGGTGGGGTATACACTCTTTTCGTTCCATTCACGTAAGAAAGGTCCAAACAGTTTATGATTCAACAACCAGTTATGCCAAGTATCACTACTCTTAGCAAAACATAGCATAGCAAGAAACGCAGGAGTAGTCCAAGGTAGTCCAGGAACTATAGTGCCCAAGTAGGCAAGTCCTAGACAAAACATACCTAGGACAAACCACATACCTTTTCTAAATTTTTTAATCACTCAAGATACTTGTCTGGATCAAAATCAATGGTATCTTTTTTGATATCTGTTTTACTGTAGTAATTCTTAAAAGGTAATAATTCCTTTTTAAGTTTGCGTACAGTGCGCATTGGGTGACCTTTAATTTTCTCATCAACAAGAGAAACTAAATCTTCTACAGTTTTTCCAGAGTCTGGATCGATCCATTCCCACTTCCACTTACCATTGATATCAAGTCGAAGGTGCATCCATTCATTCTTAATGAACTGCTCTAAAGCATCGATCTCAGTCTTATCACCATAGTACAGACAAGCGAATTCTTGTTTGCTGGCACTATGTGCTACATAATCTTGCAAACGCTTGCCTGGAACCGCGCATACACCAAACCCTAGTGTATTGTTATGCTTTGTCAATATGATATAAAGAAAACGCTTCACTTACTAAGGTCCTTTACTTTTTTAATAATGTTACTAGGCAAGTAGTCATATAAATCCTTACCTGCTTCACAGTGACTTAACACAATATCAGGAACAGGATATGTACCACCTAACTTTTGGTAAATCTTTAGAACAACATTTAAGATAGCAGTATCATGCAAACTTTTGCTTACACCAAATACATCCTTGCTATAATCCTTATACGCACCTGAAACTGTGGTTAACAATTGTTCTGGATTTGTAAAGAATTCTTTAATAATACAATTAAGATGTTCAATGAATTCTACATATAGTGCATCGTTAGTAGGAACCTTAGCCTTATTATAAAGATGCTTGTTAAAACTAAACTCAGCAGCATCTACAACTTCGTCTTTCCAAAATTTATTGTGATTCTTAACAAGAAACTTTAGTACTTCGGGCTTCATTGTTTTGATAGCGGCCATGTGAGTAAGAGTGCCTGGAATACCTAAATTTTCAATATCCTCAGCACTAATAGGAAATACAGTTTCCTCTTCACAAATAGTTTGCTTTTCCGCAGCAAGAACATATTCCTGCGCTTGATTATGGTCGAGGCGATAACTCAACACACGCTGTTTATGATTATCATATTCGTCAATGCGCTTCTTGCCTACACCATTAATGAATGCAAAATGCTCACGCGCAAAAGAGCGATCTGGAGTTTCAACATACTGCACATCGACTTCCATTTCTAGCCATTCTTCTGCATTTACTTCGTCAATAAGTCCTGCTTCGGCTAATTTTGCTAAACTTACAAGCGTATGCTGACCATCTGTACAATGATAGAATTCTTCTCCGGGAAATTTTACAGCAAAGATAGGGTTAACTCTGCGTTCATCAAAACCCTTTACGATATGCATAACGTGAATCTCATCTAGTTCACGTTGAATATCTTCATCAATCAAAATATACTTAAGTTTTACTTTGGCGTGCTTAGGAAGATTGGATAAAGAGAACGTTACGCCCCTCTTATAAAAATCTTCAATAGCATCATGTAATCCTTGATTGCTAGGTTTATTAGCCTCAGCAAGGCGGTCGGATACCGTCTTAGTATAAAATTCATTAGGTTTGCGGTTCAGTTTGTTATTGACCTTACGTGTCTGCTTAACAGCACTGGGAGTCCAAACTAAAGGAAACTTTTTATTCTTCTTAGCCATTTTAATACCTCACGGATTTTTAGGGTCAACTGTAAATTCAATACGAGCCATACGACCTACAAACAGTTTACGTTTATGGTCATAATCCATTTCTAACACTTGATTAGTAGGGAAACGTACCCAAAGTTTATGTGTATTGAAGTCAACGATAGGGCAGTTTACGCCACTACCGTTTTCTGATCTAACAGTAATCTTTTCGCCTTTACGGATTGAATACGACATAACTAAAGCCAACAAAGGCTACAAATATACCTGATAAATATCCTAGAATAACAAGTACGGTTTTAATATCAAACATTTTCCATTTCCTTTTGTTTAGCCTTACTCAATAGAGCGGCGATAGCATTTTCAAGATCAGTAGCATAAGAGTAAAGGTCCTCGCTACTAACATCTTCACCTTCCATACTAATAACATAGCCAATCGTGGCAAGAGTATCAGCAACTTGAGTCAACGATTTATTAGCCATTTACCTTCTCCTTGAGTGTTTCCCAATTAGTATCTTGTGTAACAGTCCAACTATCATTCTCAAACAAATAAAAGTATTCGCACCAACTGTCCTTATAGTATGACACCATTTCTTCCTTAGTGTCAAACAGTTTGGGTTCATTGCCTTCAATACCCTCAACACCAGCGTAGTATTTGGTTTCTCTGATAAGACCACCTAGTGTACTAATGCTGCCGCCGTTGATCAACTCATTGACCTTGAAGATATCCTTGTATCTATTAAGCAATGTTTCACCAACACCACCATCAATGTATCCATCAAAGTGACAATAGACAGCCTTGATACGACCGTCCCAAGTCATCATACCGATAGCACTACGTGTGGACATTATTGATACCTTGAAAGAACGGTCCTGTTGCCAGGACCATCTTTATTAGAACACGATACGCGGGTTTACACGACCACGACCGTCAGTACCGTCGTAAGTAAAGGTACCACCCAAAGCAACAGCAGCCTGCTCCATAGCATCAGTCATGTTATGACCAGGAACTGTTTCATCGTTGTCGGCAATACTGCCAAGGACTGCCCAGGCAGTAGCCACATCCTTGCGGGTAATGACCGTCATCCCAAGAGTGCGGAGAGCTGCAACAATACCCTGACACGCAAGTACATATCGTTCAACGCTAGACATATAAATTACCTCTTCAAGTTAAAAATAACAATCAACATCAACTATTATACAGATTATTGACCCAATGTCAAGCCTTATCATTCATACAGTAGGTCGAGATGATCCACTTCGCACGATTGATAGCCTGACGGGCATCCTCAGCCCGCATACTGTCAACCTCGCCATACTCAGTAGAAATCATTTCCTGCGCATCGCTAAGGATGCTCATCGCCATCATACCTGCACCACTGAAACGGAAAGTCAAACTTTGCTCGACCGCTTCACGCATCTGCTGTTCGGTGCAACCATAGCAACGAACCTGACGCTTTTCCTGTTCGGTAAGATCAAACCCAAGATTCATTGTCGTAGCAGTCATTTCGTAATCTCCGTCAATTCAGTATGTTTATATAATACGCCCAAACTGACCCTGTGTCAACCCTTTTTATCCAATATTTTGCAGGAAAAAGGCGTTGTAAATCAACAACTTACAACGCCTCTAAAAACCCTAATAGAATCAATTAGTTACTGAACCAGTAACGAATCACTTCCTCAGCGGGCTTACCCCGGACACTCTGCGAGAGATTGGGGAACCCGCGTTCCCGAGTACCTAGAATCTCGTCAGTATGCCAGTAATGTCCTGCGTTAATAGTAGTAATGTTGTAGAAACTAGACTGTACCATGAGTTCCTCAAGTATCACGTTAGTGACAAACGCCTGACTGCTAAAGTCGGTTACATACGATAACTGAATGCAATCATCAACCGTACCATCACTACGCTTACCCGACACACAGAAGCCATCTTCAACCCAACCTTCTGTCAGATAACGGTCTCGACTCTGTACCAACATTTCGATATGAATGGGAGGCAACTTGAGTTGACTCTTTTCTGGGTTTTCTATGCAACGTCCGTCCTTAGGTACGTTACTTGTAAACCTTAAGTAAGTAAGAGACAATTGACAACGCACAGCACGTTTGATAGCGGCAGTAGACTTTGACTGTAATTCAGATTCGCTAATCTGAGGAATTACCGGTGATATCAGATAATCTACCTTACCAAACAATTCTGCGTCATAAGAATGAATCATACTACTACCATTCAGCAGAATCTTGCCACTAAAGTTTTTACGAATGTCATCCGCAAGTGTGCTTAACTTACCATACATAAGTGAACGATGCTCGTAGTGGTTAAGCACATACATTGCTGTCCAGTCTAAAGTCACACCCTTTACACCAATAGATTCCAAAAACTTAACATGCTCACGCATATGGGCGCTGTAACTGTCGAGCATTTTTCTAAAGGTCTTATCATCAATTTTAGTATTGAATTGATATACCCAGTTATTGTTAATATCAGTTAGATCAAACATCCAACTATAATATACTTCGATTCCACGCTTGTTTGCTTCTTCCACAACAAACTTAACCATCTCATCACTATATTGCTGACGCGGTTTGTGTACAGTCATAACATCAACATTGACATTAGTCCAGGGACTATAGTTGTATAACCAAATACGTTGAGTGCCTAATGCCTTAACACGATCCAGTGTGTTAGTCAACATCAGTTTAGCGTACCAATCCTTTGCACAACGATTATCAAATATCGCACTACTAACTTTTGAGTCGCCTGCCTCATGATAGTCCTTGAGTGCGATCATTTTAGTGATATTTTTTGGAATCGTTTTAGTAGGCTGAGGTATGGGCCAGTTACCCACATAAGTTTCAGGGTACTTAATATTTTTGTGTGGGTTAACACAAACATTTTCAGTAATCTTAACTAGTACGGAACTAGATGCCGAACCAGTTGAATTGTTGCAGGTGATTTTATAAGTCTTGTCGCCTACTCCTGCAGCCGTTAACTCTTTGTTGCCTGAAACGCTAACAGTACCAGTCCAACTTCCTTCTGCTACACAGTTAGTAGCGTTACTTGAGGACCAAGTAAGTGTATAAGTACTGCCCTCCATAACGTTTAGCAGATTGGAATTCAGCGATACAGTTATAGAAGATACAGGTGCTGAGGATGCACTCTGTGGTTGAGATGATTTCTGCTCACCATCACTGCCCCCGCCACCGCATGAGGCTAATACTAATGTAAGACTAGCAACAACAAACTTATTCATAAGCACAACCTATAATAATGAAACTATACGATCATTATAGTAGGAATTACTAACAAATGCAATAGAAATTTGTACCCAATCGTAAGTTGTTGATTTGTATAGGGTTTTAGCTTCCGCGACCCGTTTTTCTAGTTACAGCAGGGCCACTGAATCCTTTCTGGGGCTTGATTTTCTTACCATTGTTAGGGTTAAAATTGCCCGAATTATTATTCTGCTGTGCTTTCTTTCTTGCTAGTATTTCTAATAACTTGTTATTTTTCTCGTCCATAATTTTACCTCATGAGATAATCATTCATGTTCCCATATAGATTTATCATCATAGCAACACGACTGTCATAAATTCTTATGAGAATCTTTTTGCTGTTTGGTAATTTACCAATATAATATGGGCATGATATTTTTTTGCCTATTAATATAGGTAGTCTGCTTGCTTTCTTATCAAGCTTTTGTAAATCTAGTTGATAATCGTAATGTTCAATTTCTGCCAATAAGAAGGCATTCTTACCTTCCTCAGTCAATCGTAATCCAGCACCCACACGTCCAGTAGACCACCAACGAAATACTAGTTGGTCTATGGTAAAGTCTACGAAAGGATTTATATGTGGTAAGGCAGCAAAAATAAGTTTTGTTATTTCTGTCTTATTATTGCTCATCAGGATAGACTTGACGACCCTGATTCATAAAGACAACTGTGAATTTGTCTGTTTTAAATTGTGCGTTTAACTTTCTACACAAATTTCTAGCATGTCCAGGATTACTAAAACTTGTTTTCTTATACTTGGGTGCAACTTCGTTTGCTAGATAATGTTGACTTTTAAGATTGATTGGTTGACCCTCATAGAACACAGCCCAGATCCCAGCGGCTTCTACGATCTGGTCGCACTTGTATGTAGTTTTGTCTACATGCTCTAATATAACTTTAGGTTGTGTTCTGCTCATTTAAAACTACCGCCTGTGATCTCTACCTTTATAACTTCATCCTTACCATCTGAACTTGATAGCTTATAATAGTCTGCCATCAACTTACTTATCTCGTCACGCAATCCCCTAGCATCGTCTAAAGTAATAACAACGGTTTTGTTATTTTTACTCTCTTGTAAACTTACACGTTCTAGAAATTGCTTAATATGAATCATAGAGTATTTAGTAGACTATTTGCTTCATTTTCAGATTTAAAGGGTCCATGATACTCATAACGCTGAATAAAGATGTATTTAGGGCAAAAAATGACTTCATTTTGACCATTTTGATTGATTACGAACCAACCCGCAGCATGGAAACACTTGCTATTGGCACTCTTGGTAAACAAGTGCAATTTCTTCTTAATGTCAAAAAGTGAATTGTATGTTTTATCCGTAGTAGGATACTGTGGATAAGGTAGTTCTGCCTTAGTGTTATTTGACTTATGAATTTGAAACCTAATCTTGGTTTTCTTTTTAAGTTCTTCGGTGTTGTTAAACTGTAGTGTGCTACCATTGAGCATGACTTCATAGCCTGCACTATTGGCCTGCACGTTACCAACTTTCTTCTCACCATCAGTAACTACCCAATATTGGTCTTTGATAATAGGTTTAGCAATAAGTTCTGTCATAATTACTCCTTGAGTTTTTCCCACATGTATTCATCTTCTTTGACATAAGCAACGGGTGTGATCCAACCATTACTTACATATTGTTGTAAGTCTAATCTAACACGCGCTGGGCATTCATCCGTTACAAGAATAGCGGCGCGTGGGTATTCAACATACCCACTAATAAACTTGAAGCCCTTATCGCCCTGTTTTATTTCTAAAACTTTAGGGCTGAGTTTTGTTTCTGTAACGTTCATAATATTTGTTACTATATCCTTTAGTATTTTTATGACTTATACCTGAAAAATTTTTTATAGCAATTTGCTGGTAATCATTTTGTAGACCCTGCATATACTTTTGCATCCTTAGATGATAAGAATAAGAAGTGCTACCAACTTTGTAAACGTTGTCAACAATATCAGGAGATATACGCATGAGTTCAATACTAGGCAGGTTGTATCCAATAACTCTTAGCTTTTTGACAGCCTTTTTAATTTCATCTGTGGTAAAGTATTTTAGAAACTCAGTTATACAATCTAGTGCCGTCTCTGTTGCACCAACTACTTTAGTAGGTGACACCTTACCAATTTGTACTACAAGGTACTTTTTTGAAATTTGCTTATGCACGATATTACACATGTAATCGTCGCACGTATCAGCTAATTTAGCCCAAACTAATTTCTTTTCATTTATCATGTGTATCACTTATATGGATTGTTCAACCACTTAGCATAACTGTCTGCCTGTTCGCTAATTTTTTGCAATTCGTACTTGCCGCAAAACTTCATAAAGTGTACACCAACTTGCGGAGTAGTTTGAGTACGCACACCATTAGCAATACTAGCATCTACCAGTTCTTTGATCTCGTCAGGCTGTGCTGTCAAGTCAATTAGTAACTTGTTACGCTCGTACAAATCCTTGACACGGAATTCGTTGCCATCAGGATCAGCCCAACGCTGTAGCATCATGTTGTTCCAATTGAAGCCTTGCTTTGTACGATCACTGTATGCTTCGATGAGACCAACCTTGTTCTTGCTACCCTTAGTGCGAACGCCAGGATAAGCACTGAACACATTGTCGCCTGCGTCACCGCGCATAATCTTTTCAAACAAGTGAAACTGTGGGTCGCCTAGTGTCTTATGCTCACCAGTTTTCTTGTCCTTGACAGGCTTACCCTTGTCATCAAAGTATCCTTCAAGAGTAATCAATTGATTTGCAACACCATTATACTGCTTGACATTTTCACTAATCAACTGAACATAGTCGGTATCACTGCTGATGATATAATGTTCGTCATCAGGATGTAGATGAATAAATCGTGCGATCAAGTCATCTGCCTCAGCACGTTCATGGCGTAACACAGAGCAATTAGTTTTCTCACGTAGAAACGTAGTGAATATATCATACGTTTCCCAGAACATCTTGTTCTCTTCTTGTTCACTCTCAGTCAATGCTTGTTCAGCAACCTTACGATGTGCCTTGTACTGCGGATACACATCCTTACGCCATGATCGACCCTCAAGACAGAATACAACGTGATCAATGCCATACTTACGTACAACTTGATTTACGCTAGACAATGTGAGATGTAGTGCCATGCCGATCTTCTCCCACGTATCGCTGTTACGACTTGCGATATGTCGGGCACGAAAGAACGTATTTGCTGTATCAATGAGAGCGTATTTCACAAGCACACCTATTTACTAGAATAATATACGCATATTATACTAAGTGTTTGCGAAAGTCAATATACTTCTACGTATTTTGGGCTAGAATTAATTAGTACTTTTTGATTATGCCGAACAATGGGTATGATATTATCAGCCCATTCTTTCCATTGTGTAGGTGAGAATTTACAAAGTCTTTCAATTTCACGTATGATAGCATTTAATCTATCTTGGTCATTTTCAATAAGGTCATACGATTCATCTATGTATGGATGAAAGGTTTTATAGCCCATTTCTTTCAAACATTGTAATGATTTGGTAAACCCAACTAAAATAAAGGGTAGCTGCCCGGCTATCATCTTGTATGTCTTTTCAGTTATAAAAACTTGGTCTATAAAAAGATGATAATCATATAAATTTTGATCATTATGAAAGAAAATAGTTTCAGGTATGATACTAAAAAAGCAATGATCGTAATGAAATTTTTCCTCTTCAGCCATCTTCCACATTGGTATTGTTTCAAAACTATCATTGGGGTTTAGTTTAATAGGGAAGGTATTGGATAACGATTTTATATGTTCTATACTTTCTTGCAAATAATTAGGATAAGGTGAGATCATATAGTTGTCTATAATTTCTTTTTGAAAATAAGAGGTATAGTAGCTATTTGAAAGTACATTTAATCTCATAAGATTAGATAATAAATGAATTCTATAAGTATTGCATTTTCCAATGTAAAGTAAAAAGTCTTTTATTTTCTGATTGTAGTCAAATTTATAATCAATAATGTTTTTATTTTCTCGTCTAAATTGTATTTCCATAGTGTTCGCAAAAAAAGTTTTTATTGATAATAGGTTATTTTTTTCTACGTACTCTTTATAAAGTTGAATATTATATTCAGAGGGAAAAGAAGCATTCAATATAACAAAATCTGAGAGTATAAATTTATACTCATTTATTAATTTTTTAACAACTTGATTAATTAGATTTAGTGTGCCGGCCTGAAAGCCTTCTCTTTGTTGCTCAAATAATATTTTTTTACTAGGATAATTTATTCTTGTAGTGTTAATTGTAGATATAACATCTTCTAGATTAAATCTATGAATATCGTTACAATTTACAACTATACAATCGTCAGGGTCTATAGGTAAACATTTATATTCTTTATATACGTTGTTGTATACATTGTAGTAATTTTCGCCTAAGTAACATATCTCAGGCATGATTAACTAACTTCAGTACGACCGTTACCTATATCACGCTGTCGTACAACACGAATGTCGTCACGGCGTTTTTCTGGATCAGCAATTTCTTGTTCGTAAACTTCTAGTGCGATGTTACGGCATACAGTTTGGAACCAACGATCTACAATCTCGTTATCTGTGTCATCAGCCTTGATTTTATAACCTTGCTTAACAAGGTTTACAAGGAACTTATCGTTCCAATCTAGTTCAAAACTACCAGTGTTAATATTATTCGGGTCGATATCAACCTTGAGAATAGCAATATATGGCTCGCCATTTTGTGTAGCCAATTCTTTAGGACTTAGTTCCTTTTGCTTTTTCTGTTGCTTTTTAGGTTTAGCTTCAGTTTTAGGAACTTCTGGTTTTTTGAAAAGACTTTTTAGTTTATCAAACATAAGTCTTGTATGTATCGTAAAGTTTGAAGCTGGCAAGATTTTTTGCTTTGCTCTCGCACATAATATCAGCCCATTGCCAGTGTTCATGTGCCCAACGATTCATAGCGTCATTGTAAAAGTAGTCGCTATGGGCACGTAGTTTTTGTTTGTTGTACCCACTTTCTATTAATCGTTGTAGGTCATGTCGTTCTGTTGTATTACGCTCAAGTGTGCCGTCCTCGCGTGATGTGCTAAAATGCATAGCAGGGCGCACACCGCGCCAGCTGTCAATAACACGCTTGATACGATCATCATTGGCTTGTATGTATTCACCTGTCTTGACCCAATGATGATGAATGTCTAGTACTAGACCCAGATGTCCAGCCAATTCGATTGTGCTGTCGAGTCCCCAGGACATTTCTTCGTTTTCGATGGTGATAGCATTTCGCGCTTCGGGTGATAGTCGGCTGAGTGCGCTGATGATACCGGCTGGACCTTGTCGACCTGAGATGTGAACGTTGATCTTGATATCTTGGAATTTTCTACAAAACCCCATCCACTTGGCCATATCCACATGATATTCAAATTCCTCTATACTCTTATTTACTACCTCTTCACGATCACTTGCCAATACGACAAATTGATCTGGGTGAAATGAGAGTCGGACATCATGTTGACGGGCAGTCTCACCGATGGGTGCGAACCATCGTGCTAGACTGTCACGCACATCCGGACGTTGCCAGAAGGGCTTGTATTCGTCAAGTGTATAGAATGTAAGCATATCGCTAGTCAACCGAACCATGCGTAGACTGGGCTCAAGTTGAGCAACACGCTTGACTAATGTATGGGTAGCAGTAATATTACGTTTAGCCGATTCAATTAGCTTATCTTCAACAGTTTGACGGCTCTTCTGACGTTTAGCCCACGCATGGGTAGTGCCGCCAGTTTTAGTAGTTTCTTCACTGACGATTTCGCCCTTTTTATTGATTTCTGCCCATTTACAAGCGAAACCAATGCGTTTGATATTACTGTTGAATGACATATAAGCTAAATACTACTATAACCAATTGGGAATGTCAACATCATGGATATCCGTAAAATTTTAGATATAATAGCAGAAGCACAAAAGCCATTACAAGAGTTTATGGACACTGGTGGCGGTGATGACGGCGGTGACGAATTAGCACAGCGCGTTATTGAGATGTATTTTGAGGATGGGTTGCGTGAACTAGAAATCGCAAGAATTGAAGGCATTCCAGAAGAATTAGTACATAGAATCATTGATAAACATGAGCGTGGTCTAGATGAAGCAGAAAAGCCACTAGCAAAGGGCATGAGGGTCATGAGCCTAGCCCAATTCTTACAACAAAGTGGTGTTGAAGCACCCGAAGGTAAAGAGGAAACGGTCAACGAATTGAGTCCTAAAACCAAAAAGAGTTATAGTGCTGCTGCCAAACTTGATAAGAAATATAATGATAACAATATAGACAAGGCCAAGAGAATGAGCCAAGAGCAGCCACATAAAAAGGCTGAATGGGAAGATGAAATAGAGTTTCTAAAGTCTGTCAATGCCAAGCGTGATCGCGGGTTGGCTAGAGCAGGTGTGGATGAAGGAGCACCTGAACTGTTGAAGAAAGAAATGCCAACACATCGTCATGCTGAAAAATTATTAGCACAAAACGGTGTCAGCAAAGATGATCCAGATTATCAAAAACATCTTGCTAACACAATCAAACATCTTCGCAAGTTCGGTAACATAGATCAAATCAACAAGCAAGATGTTAAGGAAGGCACAGTAACCCCTATCAGATCATATCTGGTGATGGCAAGTAGACCAGGCAGAGGTATGTATACGGATGTTGATGCTTTGATCAAGGATACTGGTACAGGTAAGATTGTTGGACATGTTACAGGTAGAAATGCTCACCCGAACATGGATAATGAAATGGATATTGCCCATTACGAACTTGTATTGAACAAAGATGGCATAGGACCTAATCTAAAGAACGGATTTGAATTTGAAGCATATGGCGACCCTAACTTAAGGACAAAAAGTGGTTATCAAGTTTATGCTACAGACAATAGCGGAAAGAATAGACCAAAGCAAAAACCTAAACCTCGCAGTGATGTTGGACAAAAGGTAGTGCAACTACGACCAGAACAACCTAAAAAACCACAAGGTCTATCAGTATTTTCTCAAGGAAATTTAGAGAAAGCAGCACAAACCGCCCAAGACGATGATAGAGATTATGGTCCAGGCATGGAAATGGAACTAGTTTCAAATGTTGATTGGTATGCATTTTTAGAAAAGTTCTTTGGCAAAGAACTATTAGATGTAGATAGTGCTAATGAGATGGGCTATACTGATTGGACAGATAATGGTGATATTGCCTTTACTAGCGGAGAAGGTACTCCTGATAAAAAGGTAGATGAAGCAGAAAAATTAGGTGGCGTGTCAGCAAGAAAACTTCCACCAGAAGAGATGAGAGCCTACCTCGACAGAATCACTAAAAAAGAAAAAGAAAAGACTGACAAATATAAACTACCATATATTCATAGTAGCAATATTCCTATCGTCAATGACGATGGTCAGAAGTATGATCTACAAAAACTTGCTGCCGCATTTAGCGAACGCCCAACTAAGATCCTAAAGCAAAATGAAAAGATGCAGCATAGTGATGGTACTAGCAGCCAATTCTATAATGTTGGCTTACCAGCACTAAAGGGATTAGCAATAGATGAAGATACTGGTGAATTCGTAGTCATTGACACATGTCCAGGTGCTGGCGCATGTAAACTAGTATGCTATGCTATGAAGGGCGGATATGTACAATGGAAGGCAAGCAGTCTTGGTCAAACAAAACTATTGAACTTCTTATACAATGATCCAGATGGATTCATGAGTATGCTAGAAAGTGAAATTGCTGGTTATGAAGCAAAGAACAAGAAAAAGAATATCAAAACAATTATACGCTGGCATGATGCTGGAGACTTCTTTAGTCCACAATATCTAGAAAAAGCATTTGCTTTAGCAAAGAAATTCCCAGATGTTGATTTCTATGCTTACACTAAACTAGCAGGTGTGGCACAGGGCGAAAAACCAGACAACTTCAAAATCAATTTCAGTGCTGGCGCACAGCCAAGTCAAGAAAAGAAAATTGACTTTCAAAAGACAAAGAATAGTCGTATTGTTCCTAAAGAACTATTCAGTGACGCACTTGAGAAAGATAAGAGTGGCAAGTGGCAGTATACAAGCCCACAAGCAAAACAAGCAGTCAAAGATCGTATGGCTATCAAATATAGCCTAGATCCAAAATCAGTTATCACTTATGATGAAATGATGAAGATTCCAGTTGATAAAAGCCCCGATGCTAAAGGCAAGTGGAATGTTATCGTCAAGCCAGGTGATGGAGATGATGCTGCCAATCGTAACGATGTATTAAGTAGTTTATTATTGATACATTGATATGATTTTATTCACCAATGGGTGTAGCTGGACCTGGGGTAGTGGGCTATTTAAAAATACTAATACTACAGAAACAGATTTATTAAGATCATCT